GTTAAACCTGATTATTCTTATATGGTATTTGATAACAAAATAATTGGGGCTAAATCCAATGTAAAAAAAGGAGCCGGAGAAGCTTTATTAGGAATGAACGTTCGTGGTAAAGACATAAATTTTAATAAATTGAGAAAAGATGCTACGATACGAATAGATAACCCTCAAGGTAGACATGCTATAACAAATGAAACTTATGTTCAGCAAAAAATAAGACAGAATAATGAGTACAAAATTGACAATCCTGACATTGCAGGTCCAGTTGGTCTGTATTCGGGGAAGACAGGCACAGCCGATAATGTAAAGTTTCATCCTAGTGAATTAATTAATATTAAAGGGATGCTAGGGGAAGAAAAATTTAGAATGAAAGGCAAACCAGGGTATTATAATAAATTAAAGGGCTTACAAAAGTCCATAAAAGAAAAAGGGTATAAACCGGAATCACCTATAGTTATTACTGTTATAGAAGATGGGACTCCTTATATAAATGAAGGTAGTCATAGAATAGCAGAAGCGTTTCTATCAAAAAGACCTTTTATAGAAGCAGAGATTCATTATTTAAGAGGTGGAGAGTCCGTAAAGGGTCCTTTAAATCCACAAAGAATAGGCATAGATCCTAAAAATGTTTCAGGCAATCGCGGGTATGAATACTTAACGAACCCCGGAGAAGCTTTATTAGGAATGAAAAAGAAATAACAAGGAGGTAGCTATGGAAGAAGAACAACTTTTAAAGGCGGATGGCTTTGACAAAGCTATTTTAGGAGTAGGCAGACGATGCAGTCAACCGGACTTAATTGTCTATGATTACGACAAATGTTGCGAAATACTTGTGAAACGTGATAAGATGACGTATGAAGAAGCAGTAGAATTTATGGAATATAATGTTGTAGGCGCATGGGTAGGAGAATCAACACCTATATTTGTAAATACAAACAAAGAAGAAATAAGTGAACTTTACGATTTATCAGAGGTAAATTTAGATGGCAAAACCGCCCATTAATCTTATTGAAAGAAACGTTCCTTCCCAACTGGACCCTGCGGATCTTGAAGCAGAAATAGAGCTGGAACTTCCCGGTTCTTTTGAAATGGCTCAAAGTGAAACGTTTGAAGGGGACCCTAACATTGAAATAGAAGTAGTAGAAGATGGCGGCGTTGTAGTAGACTTCGATCCGGCGGCCACGCTTAATGAAAACAGGGAAGAAGATTTTTTTGGTAATTTAGCGGAAAATCTTTCGGACCATGAATTAAGTAGACTTGGCAATGATTTAGTGGCAGAGTACGATGCAAACAAAGCAGGTAGACAGGATTGGGAAGATGCTTTCGCTAACGGTTTGGAATTACTGGGATTATCATACGTGGAGCGATCAGAACCGTTTCGAGGAGCAACGGGCGTTACGCACCCACTTCTTGCCGAAGCCGCCGTGCAGTTTCAGGCACAAGCGTTCAACGAACTTTTGCCAGCGGGTGGTCCGGTACGTACAACTATCATGGGCAGCACAACGCCTGATAAGGAAAATCAATCACAGCGCGTAAAAGATTTTATGAACTATTACATCACAAATGTGATGGAAGAGTATACGCCTGAATTTGACCAGATGCTGTTTTATTTACCGTTGGCAGGTTCCACGTTTAAAAAAGTTTATTATGACGAATCTTTAGATAGAGCGGTGAGTAGTTTTGTGCCTGCCGAAAACCTTATTGTTCCTTACGAAGCGAATGATTTGGAAACATGCCCCAACATTACGCATGTTGTAAAAATAAATTTAAACGAATTACGAAAAAAACAAATTTCAGGTTTTTATCTTGATATTCCCGTCTTGCCTCAACAAGGCAATAGTAGTGACTTAACAAGTGAAATAGACCAGTTAAAAGGTATAGAACCCTCCCAAATTGATTATGACTGTACCTTACTGGAATGCCACGTTGACTTAGACCTTGAAGGTTACGAAGATGCTGGGGAAGACGGGGAACCAACGGGCATAAAAATACCGTATATCGTCACAATCAGTCAAGACAACGGTCAGGTTCTTTCTATACGAAGGAACTATAAACCGGAGGACTCCTTACGTAAAAAAATACAATATTTTGTTCACTACAAGTTTTTGCCCGGTTTTGGGTTTTACGGACTTGGGTTGATACATACGATAGGAGGGTTGTCGCGAACCGCGACTGCTGCACTGAGACAGTTGATCGATGCGGGAACTTTATCGAACCTTCCTGCGGGCTTTAAAGCTCGCGGCCTACGGATCAGGGACGATGAAGACCCACTGCAACCGGGAGAGTTCCGTGATGTGGACGCTCCGGGAGGTGCGATACGCGACTCCTTGATGCCGCTCCCTTTTAAGGGTCCCGATCAAACATTGTTTCAATTGTTGGGATTTGTAGTTCAAGCAGGGCAACGATTCGCAACCATTACCGATTTAAAAGTTGGAGACGGTAACCAGCAAGCGGCTGTTGGTACGACCATCGCCATGATGGAACAGGGCTCACGGGTCATGTCGGCGGTTCACAAACGTCTTCACTATGCAATGCGTGTTGAATTTAAACTTTTATCACGGGTTATGTCTGAAAGCTTGCCGCCAGAGTATCCTTATTCCATAGAAGGAGTGGATGCCAGTATTAAAGCACAGGATTTTGATGACAAGGTTGATATTGTTCCGGTATCTAATCCTAACGTTTTTAGTCAGGCGCAACGTATAGCTTTAGCCCAGACACAAATGGAATTAGCGGCAGCCGCCCCTGCCATGCACAACATGTATGAGGTGTATCGGGACATGTACGAAGCATTGGGGGTTCGCGATATTGATAAATATCTAAACCCGCCTGTTTCGGATGAACCGGCTCCAAAGGACCCGGCACAGGAGAATATCGATGCAATGGATGAAACAACCCTTGTGGCCTTTCCACAACAGAATCATGAAGCGCACATCATGGCCCATTTGGTTTTTGGCGGTACGCCTGTCGTTTCGCAGGTGCCTCCTATTGGCATGGCATTACAGAAGCACGTTATGGAACACGTTAAACTTCAATCCCAACAACGGGCAATGGCGGAAGTTCAACAGAAAAATCAAAATATGTCTCAAAACCAGCCGCAAGGTCAGCCGCAAGGTCAGCCGCAAGGTCCTTCGCAGGAAGAAATAGTACAGATTGAAGCGTTAACCGCGCAATATGTAGCAGAAGGCTTGCAGCAGGTTCAGCAGTTAAGCCAGCAGTTAAGCGGGGCAGGAGCTCCAGACCCTGTTGTTGAGTTAAAACAGCAGGAACTAGAGTTAAAAGCGCAACGCGATCAGGCTGATATGCAGAATAATCAGGCCGAATTGCAGCTTAAAAACAAGCAAATCGACCAATCAGGAGCTCTTTCACGCGAAAGGATAGAAAGTCAGGAAACGATGACGGGTGATCGTATAGACGCGGCGAGAGAACGTGAAATAATGAAACAACAGGCCGCGCAACAACGCGCATTACAAAAAGCAAGGAGTGATAAATGAGTAAAGTTAAAATTATGTCAGGAAAAGTTACGTTAACGCCTTCTACGGTGAAGATGGAAAAAAATAAAACGGTTTCCGTGCCTAAAGGCGAATTAAAACGTAAACAATGCAACGGAATGGGTGCTGCAGTTAAAGGCGGTAGTTATTTAGGCGTGTAATGTCTGATAAAAAACTTCAAAAAGACAGTAAATATCTTAAACATGACCTGGATGGGGACGGAATCGTTACGGATGAGGAAATTGCCCGCGAAGAACGGATAATTCGCCTTGAGAATAACGATAAAATGCAAGATCAACAACGAATGTTGTGTTGGGTTTCAATGCTTTCTATGATCGTAATTATAGCGGTGATTTTATCACCCATAGTTCCTAACGAAAGAGTGCAAATGTGTACCGCTTTATTATCCACTTACATTGTTGCTAATTTAGGTATTATTGCTACTTTTATGGGAACAACAGCGTTTACTAGGACAAGAGAAAATGGAAACTAATGCTATGGGTTTTGGTTGTTTTGCTCATGGGAACAGAAATTTCAGAAAAGGTTTATTTTAATGATTTGGACACATGTCTTGAATACTCTAAAAAAGTTCGGGGCCAGAATGTTCATCAACGCGTGGCTGGAGACAAAGTTTGGGTCAAAGCCTATTGCATACCTACAAGGAAAGAAGACTAAGGAGTAATCTATGGCTAAAAGAGGAAGACCACCAAAAAGAGCAAGAGACGATAAGGGTCAATATGTCGGAGATGACCCTTTTACAGAAGCAAACGAAGCATGGGTTGAAAATAAAAAAAGTATAATGGACCTTGTTGATGAGTTTAGAGGTGCCGCAAAAAGAATACCTTTTTTTAAGTGGTTAACCGATAAATGACTAAATCAGAATTAAAAATTTCAGATGATAGCCACATTAACATTCCATTAAGAAATTTAATATCAATGATTGCTCTTACTGGATTATCAGTATGGTTATACTTTGGATTAACAGAAAGAATAACTTTCTTAGAGCATCAAAT